CTGACTCCTCTGACGAAGAGTTTGACGCTGAGTGGGTAAGGGCTCAACAATTAATTGCTGAATCCTTAGCCGAAGAAATAGAAGAAGTATAAGACAAGCAAGATTGGAGAAATCTAAGAATGAGTAAAACAAATGAACTCATGGACCAAATTGCTGCTAAAAGAGCAGAATTAAAATCTGTCTTTGAAGCCAACGAAGACGGCAAGTACACCTCTGAACAAAAAGAGGAAATCAAGTCAAGAAATGACGAACTTGCTGAATTAGTTGAAGACCTTAACATTGAGAAGAAAAAACTCGCTAATGCTAAGGCTATCGAAGAAGATTCAAAGCCAGTTGCAGAAATGCCACTAGCTGGCAAATCAGCAGAAGTTAAAACTGTTGGTGAGCAATTTGTACAAACCGACGCATATAAAAATTATATGGAGGGCGGTGTTAAAGGTGTAGATTCTCATATTGAGACAAAAACAACTTTGACAACTACTGGATACCCACCAGAGGTTTTAAGACAACCGGGTATCTTGGAAACAGCTCTTAGAGACCCAAATGCTGTTATATCATTATTTGATGTAATCAACACAGACCAAAACGCATTCAGCTATTTGGAAGAAACAACCTTCACAAATAACGCAGCTGAAGCTGCTGAAGGTTCTGCTGTTGGAGAAGCAGCTTTGGCTTTCACAGAGCAAACAGAAGCTATCCGTAAAATGGGTATCTTCATTCCTGTAACAGACGAATTACTTGCAGACGAAAGTGGTATCCAAGGATACATCAACTCTCGTTTACAAACAATGATAAGACTTCGTTTGGACAACCAACTCCTTAATGGTGATGGAACTGCTCCAAACCTAGAAGGTATCTTAGACGCTGGTAAAGCTTCAGTCGGTTCTACTGACTTTAGCTCTTACGCAGGAACTTTAGGAAAAATTGGTGCACTTTATGGAGCAATCACAGACATCAGAGTCAACGCATTTACAGAGCCAGACGCTATTGTAATGCACCCAAGTGACTGGAATGATGTTGTGACTTCTGTAGGTGCAGACTTCGCAGGTACTTCCGGTTCTGGCTACACAGAAAAGTCACCACTTTTCGTAGCAGCTGGTGGTATGGGCGCAGGTCCTTCAGCTCAAATCTGGGGACTAAAAGTCGTTCCTACAACCGCAATTGCCGCAGGAACAGTTCTTGTTGGTAAATTCGGTGGTGGTGAAGCAGCTAACTTAGTTATGAGACAAGGTATGGAATTAGCCGTATCTGATTCACATAGCGATTTCTTTATTAAGAATCAATTAGCTATCAGAGCTACCATGAGAGTCGGTTTCCCTGTTTACAGAGAAGCAGCTTTCCATAAAATCACTAACTTCTAAAGTTAGTTTAGATTTATACATTAGAGCGGGGTTAAACCCGCTCTTTTGTTTTTATAGTGTAAAATTAGAACATCATGTCAGATTATATTAAACCAGAGAAAAGCATTTGGAAAATGAAAGATGGTTCCATTTGGGAAGGTCCTTTATCAGAACTTCCTAAGTCTGGAGCTTCTCTCATTGCTAAAGCAGGTAAAGAATACCCAGCTGACTGGCTCAAAGAGCAAGGTTGGGGTAAAGTGGAGAAGAAAGAAAAAGCTGCTCCTAAGAAAAAAGCTGCTAAAAAAGCACCAGAAACCAAAGCTGTTAAACCAGAAGATACAGAAGATAAGTAAGGAGTCCTAAATGGCTCTTTGTAGCGTTAGTGATGTAGAGCAATTCCTACAGATAGATTTAAACTCCACTGTAGAAGCTTCAGTCACAAATACTTTTATACCTTATGTTGACGCGGCTATTAAGCGTTATCTAGGTCATGATGTAGAACAAGCAACTTATACAGAAACATTCGACGGTAACGAACAACAAGATTTATTTTTGAGGCATGTTCCTATTGCTTCTATAACTTCTGTTACAGAAGATGGTAACACTCTTACTGAAGGTAATGAGAGTGACTATGTATATTACGATAACGGAAGAATGAGAAGAATAGTTATTCGTTGGTCTGGTATAAAACCTAAAAATATAGTTGTTACTTATGTTGGTGGATATGAAGCTGCTGACATTCCAGAACAAATAAAACAAACTTCTGCACGAGCCGCAGCTCGTTTAATTATGACTTCATTACAAGTTTCAGCAAAAGCTGACACTGGAGAAGTTTCAAGTCACTTAGCTGACAATACTAATACTACAAACTTTGATGTTACTTTATCAGAGAGAATCGGAGATTACGACATAGCCTTTGGGGATGTAATAGTGCAAAACTTACAACCTGTTTTAACTAATGCAGATATGGCAGTATTAAACCCCTTTCGTTCAAGATTCTTTGTATAATTAAAGTATGGTACATAGAAAAGCTCCTTCCCTAGAGGAAGCTAGGGAACTCTTTTTAGCAGACCCTAATAAAATGCTACAGTCATGGGCAGATGAATGGGGTGTAACACATGAAAGAGTTAGACAATTAAGAATAGAATCGGGCGTACCTCAACGAGGTGCTTATAACGAAGAAACAGCAGAAGCTATTTTAGAAATTATTCGTACAGGTAGAGGTGGTCTAACAACTCCAAGAACTTATGAAGGTCAACCTATTGGCTTAGAAAGATTTAAAACTTGGATAGAAGAAGAAGAAGGTTTGAAAGAGCGTGTTGAACAAGCTCAAAAAGAAGCTCTTAAAAATTTAAAAGACCCTATTGAAAAAGAATGCAAGTATTGTCGTGAATGGAAACCTGTAGAAGAGTATTCAAGAAATCAAAAATACCTAGATGGTCTTACTCGCTTTTGTAAAGATTGTATGATTATTTTAAAAGATAAGAAAGAAGAACTAGGTGATGATAAAATGAAATTATGTTTATCATGCAAAAAAGATAAGAAAACTTCAGAGTTTTCAAAAAATCCTAATGCACAAGATAAACTTAAAATATTCTGTAAAGAATGTCATAAAGCATTTAAACGCAGAAAAAGGAGACAAAGTAGGAATGGAATTTAAGTTTAATAAGAAACAGACAATAGAATTTAAAACAGACATAATGGGTTTAGCAAAATTTGCACCTGTTGTTCCAGCACAAGAAGCAGTGCCAAATTGGTTTAAAGAGATGAAGCACTATATGGAGGAAAAACCACAAGGTTGGAATCCAAACGCTGGACCCGGTAAAGTTAAAAATTTGTTTGGAAAAATGGGCAAGACTGCACAGAATATGTATTATTCGTTTACTGTTAAAAGATGTCCTGCAATAGTAGATATTATGACAGAAGGTTTTGTAATTCCTATGTGGTCCGATTTTTTAATACAAAGAGGTTTTCCACCTAACATGGGTGGAGAAGAAATACTTGAGTGGGATAACAGAGATTTTCCTTATGGAGCTTCATTTCATCAAAATGACCAAATATATAATTGGGATTTACCATCAAAAAGCACCTATAAACACCCATTAAAATTTCATAGCCCATGGAAATTTTTTACGCCAAAAGGATATTCAACATTGTTTATACCTTACAACTATGACTTTCAAACAGACTTTTCAGTTCTTCCGGGAATTGTAGAAACTGATACTTGGCATGAAGTAAACTTTCCTACACTTATTCATAAGAAAAAAGATTTTATGATAAAAAGAGGAACACCTTTTGTTCAAGCAATTCCTTTTAAAAGAAGCAAGTGGAATTTAAAAATGGATATGGTTACAGAAAAAGAAGTAAACGCTGAAAACGCTAGAAAAAATTTTTCTAGTGGTAACTTTAACCAAGGATACAGAAAAGCAACTAAGTTAGATTTTGACAATGCCTAGATACGATTATCAATGTATATTACATAAATGTTCTTTTGAATGGGAAGTATCGCATTCTATTACGGAAGACCCGTTAATTAAATGTCCTAAATGTAATTCAGATACTAAAAGAAAAATTGGTAAAAATATTAGATTTGAAACACCTGTTGATGTTCAGTGGGAAAAAGACCCTAGTAATTTGTCTGAAAAATCTTTTAAACAATATAACCAAGCTAAAAAGAAAAAATACAGATGGTAATGGATAAAGGAACGGAAGAAGTTGTTTCTGGTGTTGGAAGATACTTTTTTAATTATAAAAGTTATGCAATAATTAGAGACCCAATACAACCAAAAAACTTTTTACTTGTTATGTATCTTCCTATTAGAGATTTAACTTTTGATAGACCTGCGCAAAAACAATTGATACCTATACATCCTAATTGTAATATCGTGGATTACGACACAAAAGTTGCTGATGAAATAATTAAAAGTGTTAAAGAAGAATATGGAGAAAAAGGAACATTTCACTTAAAGTCACAAGGAATAAAAATATATTGTTCTGATGTAGAAGTTAATGAATCTGCTGAAAGAGTTACTGTTACTATAAAAGACGCTGACACACAAGGAATTATTGATGGAGCAAATTTATATACTCTTCTAAAAGACATGAGAGTAGAAGATGTAGCTAAAAATTCTTATATTAAAGTTGAATTAATTATTGGACATGATATGTCTTTGTCTGATGATTTAACTACAACACTAGATAACAAATTAACATCTCGTAAAGATATTGATGTATCAAAGAAAGAACTTTCTTGGATAGATGAAATAATTGATGAAACAGATTACAAAGACCAATTAGACGCTGTATATGTACTTGGACTTATAGATTTACTAAGAAGCAATCAATATGACGCAGAAGTAGAAAATCAACCAATATATCCTTATTGGGATAAACAAAGAGTACTAGAAATGTACAGAGATAATCCTAAAGGATATCAACAGTATAAAACTATTCTTAAAGACATTCTTTACTTATATGATTATGTAAATTTTAAAACGCAGGAAATATGGCCTTCTAAAAAAGGAAGCATAGGAAGTTTAGGTATAGCTACATCTTATAAACAAAAAGGTTATGACTTTCCTTTACTTGGTAAAAAGATGGATTATAAACTACATGACGCAGTTAGTTTTATTATTATGAATGGATTTAGGTCATTTGTAATATTTAACCCCGACGGTACAGCTAGGTGGTCAAAAGATTTTAAAAAGATACTTTCTCTTTATGAAATTATCGGTGCAGAAATAATTAACATAATTAGAGATTACAGCGCTCAAATGGGACACAACCCTCACTTGCTTGGTAAAAATAAAATGCTTTATAGCATTGTGTATAAAGAATTTATGATGGGAGATATGCTTAACCAATTTTTATAACTTTTTGTTGTAAAATACAAGCATGCCGCTCAGAGAAAGATTTTTACCAGAGACATGCACTATTCAAAGTGTTAACGAAACAAACCTTGATGAGAGAGGTTTACCCTCTGACGACTGGGCTGACTCTATTACCAATGTAAGAGCAAAGTTTGAATCAAGAGGAATACAAGAAGATAGAGATGGTAGAAACACAACTGTAGAAACTTTTAATGTGTATTTACAAAAAGGTGTTTCTGTTGTTCCGGGAGATAGATTAGTTAGAGGAAGTCAATACCACGAAATTGTAATTGTAACTCCTGCACTAGATAGATATGGAAATGAGTGTTACAAACAAGTTCAAACTTTAGTTAGAACCTAATGGCTTTATTTGCAAATATTACTAAAGCTAAACCGCCTAAAAAATCTGGCGGTACAAAATCTCAAGTCTTTAGAAGTGGTCTTTACTCATACGGTAAAAGAGCCGGTACAGTCAAAGTATTGCCGGGTGTTAAAAATACAGGTGTAGGAAGATTTCTTACTAATAGCCGAAGAAATGTTTATCCTCTTGCTAGAGGTATTGGTACATTTGGTGCTCTTATGCAGGGTAATATTAAAGCAGAATTAGTAGGTAGATTTTCTCGTATAGCTACAGGTTCTTTATCGGGTAGAATTATTGACCAAGCAGTTAGACCATTTGGATTACCTCCGTTTTTAGCTCGTATGGCTCGTGTTCAATTAGGTAAACAATTTAGTAAAGAAAACAAATATGAAAAATTTCTTAGAGAAGGTATAACAACTGCTTTCTCTGGGAATGTAAAAATAAAAGGTTCGGCAGCCAATAATGTAGTGAAGAAAAATACTCAAGTACATAAAGAAGCTCAACTCCTTCTCAGTATGATTGATACTAGATTAAGAGCTTATGCACCAGATGTTTCTTCCGGACAGTATGTTATAGGAATGGATGGTAGAAAGACTAGAGGAACTCAAAAAAAATTAAATCAATCAGCAATGATGAGTGAAGAAAGATTTAAAGAAATGGGAATTAAAAATTATCAAGGTGGTGCTAAATATGCTTACAGAGATATATTTGGTTTTGAAAAACCGGGAGAAGCAAGAAGTTATTTGTTGTCTTCTATAGACATGAAAAATGTATTTGCATCTAAAAATGATTTTGCTGATTACTTCTTTTATGGAGAAATAGATGTAGGAGGTTCTACATTGTTTCCTTGGATACATGCTGTTGAATATGGTGGAAAATTACCATTTTATAAAAGAACAGGCAGAGAATATAAAGGTGGTAAGAGAGTTCAAGGTTATGATGAACATTTAATGGACTCTTATAAACTTGCAAACGGATTAGGTGCATTAAAAGAAAATAAAGGCGCTAAAGCTGGTGAGTATGTACCAGATTATAAATACATACCTCCATCAATGTTTATTTATAGAGCCGCTGCTGATTCACTTGAAAAATTTAAAAGAGCAGCAGACTTTGAGTATCTAGGAGATATAGATAAGTCTTCAACTAGATATTTTAGTCAATGGCAACAAATGGCTAAGAAAAAACACGGTATGGATAACTTTTTTAAAGACGAAACATCTTACACAAGACCAAGTAATACAAAAGATACATTAGAAGCTTTATATAGAATGGACCAAGAAACTTCTAGACAAGCTAGCTTTTGGTCAAGAATGGAACAAAAAATTCCCGGTCCAAGAGTTGAAATGGCTCATGGAAACTTTTATTCACAAGAACTTGCAAGTGCTATTGGTTTACAACATATACCAGAAGAGTTTAAATTTAGATTTAGAGTTGCGGATATTGCAACAGATGGAGGACAACCTCATAGTGCTAAATTCTTAGCTGAATTGGCAAAGACTTATGTTTCAACAGGAGGTTCTAAAGCAAATGTAATTAAAGCTTTAGATAGACAATTACAAAATAATCCACATAGAGGAAATATGTTAAGAAAGAAAGGATTAAGAACTCTTCGTTCAGAAGCTGGTGTAGCTAGATTTATTAAACGAGGAGGTTCAAAGAAATCAGCGGTTGGTGATACAGTATTTATGAGTACAGGTATTTCAAATAGAGAAGCAGAAAGATTATATAATTACTTCAAATCTACAGAAGCTCAATTAGGCAATCTTGGAAGAAAAAATCAAAGAACTAAGAGTTACATTAGAAGTATGTATGAGTTTAATGTTAGAAGAGAAGGTAATGAAAGAGTTGTATATACAAGACTTAAACAAGGTAGAGGAGATAATGCTTCTAAAGCTAGAGAAGCTGATAGGGAAATGTATGATAAGTTATCTAAATCTTTCTTAAGTACAGTTGAATTAGACGAGATTTACAAAGGAGCCATGGATTTAGGTATTTAATGATAGAATACAATCACAATGGCTATTAAAAAAGTAGGTGTGCAACCACATCAAGAAATGAACTTTCCACCAGACGCTGAAATTATATTTCGTGAATGGGCTATAAACACTACATCTATAACTGATGTTTGTAGTACTAGAGTTGCAACAAGATTACCTAGAAATGCCGAATTACCTTTTTTAACATTTTTTAATGCTGGTGGGGTAATGCACTCACCAAGTGGAGACGCTGCAATAGCAAATACTGTTATAAATGTTCAAGCATTTGCTGGAAGATGGGGTGGAGGAAATAGTTCTCAACCAGATTATGCAAACGCTTATGCTTTAGCAAATGCAGTAGCTGAAGGCGCTTTTAAAACAGGAAAAACTATTGTTCATACTCCAACTTCTGATACTAAAGCAGTTATTTATGGATTTGAAGTAGTTCAATTACCAGAGAGAGTCGAAGAGACTGACACTGGATTAGGACTTTATCGGCTATCATTAAACATGTATTATAGAGGAACATAGTATGAAGAAAATAAAAGTTAAGATTAATCCTTTGTTAAACAAAAGCGTTGTTAGAGATACTATCAGCGGTATTGTTTTCAAAAGTGATTGGGTAGAAATACCGGTCGAAACTTGGGAGCGCCTTAAACCAAATAAATACAATCAAGGCGGAGAGCGCATATCCGTATTGATTGCAGATGATGAAGGTTATGAGGAAGAACCAATCGACGAATCAACAGAAGATGACAAAGACGCTGTTGAGGAGGTAGTGGAAGACTTCTTTATTGCTGAAGAAGAGTAACGACAAAGCAGATTCGACTTTTTATTAAGTCGGCAGAGCTCTGCTGATTAAGTATAAGTATAAGATATGTTAGGAGAAACAAATGAGTTTCAGTACAACAGGTACAATTAACGAAGTATTAATTGGTACAGGTGTTCTATATATCAAAGACCGTTCTACTTCTTCTCTTGCATTTCCGGGCGATAGCACCGGTGCATGGGAAGACCCAACAGGACTAGCAGTTCCTTGGGACGAAGTAGGATATTCTGAAGACGGTTGGACTTTAGAAGTTGATAAAACTTTTGAAGATGTAATGGTCGCAGAAGAGCTAGACCCAATCAAATCATTGAAGTCAGCACAAGAAGTTAGACTTACAGGAGAAATGGCACAAGCCTCTCTTGATAACTTAGCTGTTGCATTAGGCGGCGGTTCTGTTGCTGAAGATTCAGTGAACTATGCTAGTGGTTACTATAAATATGTACCACCAGTAACAGATGAGTTTACTGAGTATGCACTAGTTTTGCATACTGATGGTAAAGCAGGAAGCGATAGACAATTCCATATCCCTAGAGCAGTGAATGTAGGTTCATTCTCTATGGCACATCAAAAAGCTCCACAAAAAGTTACTTTGGCAACTGAGTTTAAATTACTCGTTCCAGATTCAACTTTAAATGTTGGTGCTGATAGTGCTGGAAATAACTATCTCTTCATAGTCGTTGAGAATAGAAACGATAGTGACGAATTAGACATCAACTAATTCAATTAATTTAGATAGGAGAATATAGTGGCAAAGTATAAAGACTTTGACGAGGCAATTGAAGCCGACAAAAAAGAAGATGTGCAGCTTAAAGTAGCTGGAAAAGTTTACACACTACCAGCTACTTTACCTGCCAGAACTGTATTGACTCAAATGAGATACGCTACAGAAGGTCAAGAAATTCCAATGAATGTCTTACCAGAATGGATATCATCACTAGTAGGTAATGATAATTTCAATCAAATGCTTGATGACGGAATGACATGGGAGCAAATGAATGAAGTACTTGCGTTCTTATTAGAAACTTATGGTTTAGCGGGTGGTTCAAGTGATGAAACACTAGGAGAATCAGCTTCAGAAGAAGGCTCTGACGACCCAAAATAACTTGGACCCTAGATAATGTATTAGAGTACTGGGGTCCTATAGAAGCAGATTTTCAAAGGCATTATCAAACAGCAGACCCTTTATCTTTAAGATGGGGTAAATTTTTAAAACTGCTGTCGTATTTACCACCAGAAGAATCGATATTTATGCGTATTCTTCAAAGCAATCAAATAGAGTATACAGAATCTGGAGAAGTAGTTTCTAAAGGAACTGCTAAAACAAAAAATGCACGCGACATGTTAAGAAAGCAACATGGCCGTGATAGGAGACCAAGACAAAAAATGTCCTTAGACGAATTTCTAAAAGATAACCCACAGACTGGAGCTAATAAGTAATGGCTGTTACACCTAATGCTGGTATTAAACCAATTACAATTGCTCTTAAGGTCAATATGGACGACGCTCAAAAGCAAGCGTTGGCCGCTGCTAATGAAACAACAAACAGAGTAGTCCAAGCATATAACAGATTAGGAACATTAAAAGTCGCGGCTCTTGGTGGTGCTATAAGTGCAATAGGTGGTATGGCTACCGCTTTAGTTTTTGGTATAGGTGCTGCTTCAAGATTTGAAGAGTCTTTTGCTGGTATTAAGAAAACTGTTGACGCTTCTGAAGAAGAATTTGATAGACTTGCTGTATCTATTAGGCAACTTGCAACAGAAATACCTATCGCTACATCACAATTAAATCAAATAGGTGAGCTTGGTGGTCAGTTAGGAATTGAAGCTTCTGGTTTACCTATATTTATAGATACAATAGCAAAATTAGGAGTAGCAACTAGACTTTCAACAGAAACAGCTTCTTTATCTCTTGCAAGATTAAAAGAAATATTCCAGTTACAAGAATTTGAAATTGCAAACTTAGGTTCTGCTTTAGTAGATTTAGGTAACAACTTTGCAGCTCTTGAAGATGAAATTTTATCTACATCACTTAGACTTGCAGCAGGTGCTAAAGTCGCTGGTGCTTCGGCAGCGGATACTTTAGCAATTGCTACAGCTCTACAAGCAGTTGGTGTTCAATCACAAGCTGGTGGTACAGCTATGTCTCGTGTATTTCAGCAATTAACAGTTGCTGTACAAGGTAATCAAAGAGCATTAAATGTCTTTGTAGAAACGACTGGATTAACCACTGAAGCATTTAAACAAATAGCTTCAGAAGACCCAGCGCAAGCTCTTAATTTATTTATTCAAGGTTTAAGTAGAGTAGCAAATTCTGGTGGAAATGTTGTAGCAATACTTGATGAATTAGGACTTAAACAACAGAGAACAATTCGAGCACTTTTGTCTGTTGCTGAAGCTGGAGATTTGTTAACAGACGCATTAGCTAGGTCTAATGTTGCTTATGAAATTAACAATGCTCTAAATGAAGAAGCAGAGAAAAGATTCGATACTTTAAAATCACAAACAAAAACTCTTAAAAACGCTTTTCAAGAATTAAGAATACAAGTTGGTAATGACTTTTTAAACTTTACAAAAAGTTTAGTTCAATCTTTGGAAGCACTTGTGGGAACCATGAGCGATACAGAAGACGCTATGGATGGTGTCGCTAAAGGTACTAAAATAATTGTTGGAACATTTACAGTATTAGGTACTGCAATATCTGCTATAGCAGGTCAATTTTTTGCAGTAAGAGCTTTAGCACAAATGGCTGGAGCTACTTTAGCAGAAATGACAGTAGCAGCAAAAGCTTCTACTGGCGCATTCATGATAAATGAAGTCCAAGTTAATAAAAATGCAGCAGCCTATTTGAGATTAAGCACGGCTATTAGGGGAGCTATGGGTTCACTACTTCCTGCTTTAACATTAATAACAATTGGTTTAGGAGCTAATGCAGCTGCTAATGCAAAAATGGAAGATAGCGCTAGAAAATTAGTAGGTGCGCAATCTGCTTTAATTCCTTTGCAAGCTACTTTAAATCAAAAAATGGAAGAGTACCAAAAATTATTGGCAGACCCTAACATCGATGTTTCTGCTATAGATGTTCTTAAAAGAGAGATAGAGATAGTTACTGAAGAACTAGAAATTTTAGAAGCACAAGCACTGCAAACATTTTATAATTTACCAAAATTTAGAACTGATTTCAGTCTTGTAGAAATTGTTGAATATGGTGACGCATTTGCAAAGGTTGTTAGAGGAACTGAAGAATTAACCGACGCTCAAAAAGAATTAAATGAAATAGCAGGTATTGATTTATTTCAAAATGTAATTGGTAATGATGAACTAGTCAACAGCATGGCTGAAATATTAAAACTATCACCAGAAGACTTATTAAGTATGTTAGAAACTGGAGATTTGTCTGATTTAACTAACTCAATATATAGAGCAATATTAATAGACCCAAAAGCTGCTGAAAAATTATCTGGTGAGTTAAATTCAACTTTATATATGCCTGTAGGTAAAGCTATTTATGACTTACAAGGTTTAATAGACACACGAAATATTGAATTAAGTCCTAATTTACAATTAGAATTTGCTCAAGTTAAAAAAGATGTTTCTGGTTTTGAAAATATTATTACAAGAATAGGTGCTATTTCTGATGAAGAAATTGGTGCTATTGAAGATAACTTAATAGGATTATTAGATAGTTACAATGCAACAGCCGAAGAAATGGGTTTTGAAATAATAAGTATATCAGAATTTGTAAATGACGCTGAAAAAGCAGCAATAGTATTAGATGTAGTTGCAGGTAAGTTTGATAAAGTTGATGATAGTGCAGACAGTGTAAGCGGAAGAGTTAATGATGTTGTTAGTGCTATAACATCAGCAGTAGCTGAAGCCGAAAATCTGGACGCAATATTTGAAGGTATAGGAGATATAGAATTTCCAGACCCTAAAGACATGCTACAAAATATAGAAGATTATGAAAATGCACAGAAGTTTTTACAAATTGCAGTTACAGAATTTGCAGATAGAGGTCTGCTTGCAATATCAAGACAAGTTGGAGAGGCAGGTGTCACTTCTGAAAATATAGGTAGAACTATGGCTTTATTAAGTAAGGACATACCACTTGCAGATTTAGTTTACTTGAACGAACAGTTAATTGCTAGTGATGAAAAGTATGCTGACTTAGCAGAAACAAATCAAGAAGTTTTATACGGAATAGAGAAAAGTTTAAGAACTCAATATGGGCTAGGCGAAAAAGTATTATCTAATGAAGAAAAACGAGCTGTTATAAATGGTGTTATTTCTCAAAGAAAAAAAGACCAAGAAAATCATGAGAA